AACCAGGATCGCTTCGATTGAATGAGCCTACATACAAACCATCACATTCATTTGATTTGAGCGACGAAATGACAGCAGGAACTTTCGTCCATACGCGCATATCCGATAGAACAGACAACTTCGGAAGAAAGCTTCTCTTCGTTGAGGAGATTCAGTCCGATATGCACCAGAAGATACAGGCAGCCCTTCGAAAAGGAAGCGGAACAGGATATGCAACAAGGCAGGATAAGATTGCTGGAATAACGCCTCTTGTGCGTGAAATGGAAAAGGTTCAGATGAAAATTGATCAAGTTCTCGCGAAAGATCCCAAGGATGCCACACTTCCAGGATTATACAACAAACGTGAAACATTGGGAGATGACATTGTTGCAATGAGGGCAAAAATTGGAGAATTATCGCAAAGCGGAACACCTGAGGGCCCATTCCAGCGCTCCGAGGACTACGGCTCATTTGTAGCGAAATACCTCCTTCGATTGGCGAAGGAAGGCAACTATGACGGCGTTGCAGTCTCAACGGGGGCGATAAAGAACAGGTTGAAGTCCGAGGCCCGCGGAAACCTGATGGATGATGAAGCAACGGGGCATTATGGCTTCTATGATGCAATCATGCAGAATGCGTTGAAAAAAATTGCCAAGAAGGGAAATTTAGACTATACTTACACCGTTATTAATGATGGCACAGTAAACTGGGGAAATGTTCCCGTCCTTCTGTTGAAGGAAGCTGATAAAGTTCTAGAGGGACTTGCGGCCTTTAAGGAAGGTGGAATGGTGAGAGAAAATTTTGTGGATGTTGTTCCACTGCTATAAGGGGAGAAGATGGCAAAAAATCCGAATGACAATATAGAAAAGGCAATTGCAGCATTGCAGACAGGCCTTGAAATCGCCGATGGCGAAGAAACGATTATAGAGGTTCCTGATAAGACAGAGAACTTAGAACCAGATGTAGAAATCACTGAAATGGCTGACGGCGGTGCGGAAATCAATTCCAATCCAAATGCGCCCATGGATCAGTCACAAATACCATTTAATGCAAATTTATCAGAATATATTGAAGAAAGCGAGTTAGGCAGATTTTCAAACGATCTGCTTGCTGCATTCGAAGGCGACAAGGACTCTAGAAAAGACTGGGAAACTACCTATGTCAAGGGCCTTGATATGTTAGGCTTCAAGTATGAAGACAGAACACAGCCTTTCGAAGGTGCATCCGGGGTCGTTCACCCCTTATTGGCAGAATCTGTAACGCAGTTTCAAGCCCAAGCTTATAAGGAACTTCTCCCCCCAAGCGGCCCCGTACGATGCCAAATTGTAGGAAATATCACGCCTGAGGTTGAAGAACAGGCAGCACGTGTCAAGGACTACATGAATTACCAGATTACAACGGTGATGAAGGAATATGACCCGGAAATGGATCAGTTGCTTTTCTATCTTCCATTGGCCGGTTCAGCATTCAAGAAAGTTTACTATGATGAGATTTTAAAAAGATGCGTTGCAAAATTCGTTACTGGTGAGGATTTGGTTGTTAATTACATGTCAACTGATTTGGACCAGGCGGAAAGAATAACGCATGTTATTAAAATGTCAGCTAATGATGTCAAGAAATTACAGGTTTCAGGATTCTACCGCGATGTTCCAGTAACATCAGGACAGGTTGATGTAAGCAGTGATGTTAAGGATAAGGTTGATGAATTGGAAGGGTCTTCCTCTAACGAACAGAACAAGGATGATGAGCATATGATTCTTGAAATGCACGTCGATGCCGATGTTCCTGGATTTGAGGATACATCCGGCATTAAGCTTCCTTACATAATTACCATAGACCATTTTTCACGAAATATTCTTTCCATTAAAAGAAACTGGACAGAGAAAGATCCAAACTTTGAAAAGAACCAATATTTTGTACATTTTAAATTCCTCCCAGGACTAGGGTTTTACGGCTTTGGTCTAATACATATGCTTGGTGGGTTATCGAGAACGGCAACAAGTGTACTACGCCAACTGATTGACGCAGGAACTCTCGCTAACCTTCCAGCAGGTTTCAAGGCACGCGGCATGCGCATACGCGACCATGACGAGCCATTGCAGCCAGGAGAATTCAGGGACGTTGATGTTACAGGAGTTTCAATCAAGGAATCACTACTACCACTTCCTTACAAGGAACCATCACAGGTTTTATTTGCTTTATTAGGTTTTGCGGTTGACGCAGGAAAATCATTTGCTGCAATTGCAGACATGAAGATGGGCGAAGGGAATGAGCAAAATCCAGTTGGAACAACACTTGCTCTATTGGAGCGTGGAACTAAAGTTATGAGTGCAATTCATAAGCGTTTGCACTACGCACAAAAAGAAGAATTTAATTTATTAGCGCGTTGCTTTAAGATGTATACTCCACCGGAGTATCCTTATCAGGTTGTTGGTGGGGATCGAAAGATTAAGCAGTCAGATTTTGATGACCGCGTGGATATATTTCCAGTTTCGGATCCTAATATATTCTCTATGTCACAGCGAATTATGATGGCGCAACAGCAATTGCAATTGGCGAGTGCTGCTCCGAAATTGCACAATTTGCGCGAGGCATACAGAAGAATGTACAGTGCGATGGGAGTGGATAATGTTGATGCGATTTTAAAACCGGATCCAGAACTTCCACAGCCAATGAGCCCAGCTATTGAAAATGCTGCTGCGATGCGTGGACAGGATCCTAAGGTATTTCCTATGCAGAATCACCAGGCGCATATAGAGGCACACGCAGAATTTATGTTTACGCGCATGGTTCAAATCAATCCACAGCTTTATGCAATGCTGCAGGCGCATGTATCGGATCATTTGGCGACAGCGGCGTCACAGCAAGTTGAACAAAAGTTCAAGCCACAATTTCAAAAACTACAGCAACAAATGCAACAGGCGCAACAGAATCCACAGCAAATGCAACAATTGCAGCAGCAAAATGATCAATTGGTAAATAAGGCGGCAGCGGAACAGGCGAAGATAGAGGCGGATATGACTAAGCAATTAGCGCAGGATGAAGAAGCACGAATGAGCCGTGAGCAAAAAGATCCGCTTATCAAGCTAAAACAACAAGAGATTGACTTACGCGCAATGGAGACTATGATGTCGCAAAAAGAAAATGCGGCAACCTTCCAGAGGGATACGATGATGGAAGCAGAGAAGATGGATCTGGAGCGTGATAAGCTTGAATCGCAGACAGCAATTGATGTAATGAATGCATCGGCGCAAGCCGATCAGCAAAAAACGGCTGATCAAATGGCTATGCTAAAGGAAAACATCACGACCGCGAGGGAAGCGATGAAACAACAGTCTAATGAAAGGATCGCAAGATCAAAAGCAAATGGATCAAAAAACACTAAAAATAAGTGAAGTAATGAAAAAAGTGGATCAGCTCGTTAAAAACGAGGCAAAAAATCCCGAGGATATTCTTTTGGTGGCATCAGCACTTCTTGCGGTAACACGAAATATTTATGTTTCAACATTGGGAATCCAAGACACTGCACGCATGTTCGAGGCTGTAGCGGATAGTTTTGTTGTAACAGAAGAGTTTATCGAACAATTTAAACCAACGATACACTAAGGAGGAAAAAATGCCTGAATTTCAAGGTAAAAAATATCCATATACTTCTTCTGGCTATCGCCAGATGATGAAGGATAAGAAGGCTGTGGGCGCCGGCATGAAGAAAGGCGGCCGTTCTCAGAAGCTCATGAAGGGTGGAATGAAAAAAATGAAGAAGAAAAAATAGGAGGTAAACATGAATTTATTGAAAGATTTATGGGGACATCTCAAAGAATGGAATGAATGGAAATTGAAGGACTGGATAAAAGCCGGAATTTTAGTCATTGTAATTCTTGTTGTCCTTAAAGTTATAATTGTTCCAGGTGCATAATGGTTGACACATTAGATGATAGATTTGGAGCTTACGCAGGTAGGCTAAGTGATCTCTCTAAATATAAGCGCGATGAGCCTAAACGGGCTTGGGCAAATTTGGAATCACTACATAACCAAGCTGTTAGTGGTGCGCTTGATGATGTATCTGAACTTAAACAAGCACGACGTGACTGGAACCGTAATCTAAAAAATACACCAATGGGGATCATGGCATCAGGAGTTGATCTTGGTGCTAATCCCTTTGGGGCACAGGATTTGTACCATGACATGAGTGCCCAGTTGTCATACGACGCTCCAGCGGCATATGATGAAATGTATCCTTTTCAGCCAGGAAAGCTAATTTCAGGTTTAGCAAAAAATACTTTGATGGGAAAAATATTTGAATCAATGGGAAGGGAAAGAAGAGTCCCTGAAAATGTCCTTGCTATGCGTGAACGATTCCCTGGAATAGGAGAAATAAATGAACTTGTTCCTGGAGGTGGAATAGCTACTTTTGTTCCTGAATACCAACGACAAAAAGCAGTATTTGATATGAATGAAACAATTGATGAAGGGGAAGGAATTTTTGGAAGTGTTGGAAGAGGAGATTTGCCTAGTGCTTTTGATTATGAAGAACTTCGAAGAAAGAGACGATTGCCTTATAAATTAGAGGAGGTCCTTAGGCAAATTGAGGAAGCTTCAATAGAAGAATTTGGAGATGATACAAAGGAATTACCAGAGGATAAAAAAACAGAACTAGAGGCTTTACTTTTAAGCCCAGAATTTCAAGCCTTACCACAGCATGAGAAAGAAAGAATATTATTAGAGGACTATGGCGTTGAAATTAAAACAGGAATTCAATAATGCCAGGTGGATGGGGACCAGGAGCATGGACACCTAGTGGTGGCCAAGAACCATTTACTGGTGGTAGTTATAGCAGTGGAAGTGGAAGTGGAAGTGAAAACGGAAACGGCGACGGAAACGGTGGAGGATTAGACTTAAATTGGTTTGATGATCAGGACGAACAATTGCAGGCTGATATAGCAGCATTGGAAGCTACAACTCATCCTTATGGTGGGTTAACGCTTGCTGAGGAATTAGCCGATATAGCTGCTACAGATCCTAAATATGATCTTTCATGGGAAGGGCAACAAGGATATTCCCCTAATACTCTTGGGCAGTTTATAGCAACAGATTGGCAAGGAAATCCTATTTTGGATTCCAGCGGCAATGTTATTTGGTCAGGTCTTGGAGAATATGCTCAAGAAAATTATGGAGATATAAGACCGGATATTTCGGGAACATCAGCCCTTCAAAATTTACAAGGATTAGAACAACAATATTATTCCCAAAAAGCAGAACAGGAACAGCGTAATAGGATGATGAACCAAGAACAAACTGCTGGCTACGGCTACGGCTACGATCCAGGCGGAGGTCGCCCTGGAGGTGGTGGCTATGCATATGGTGTCAAGGGATTTCATAGAGGACGACCTGAAAATATAAGCCCGTGGGCGAGAAACATTGCAGGAACTCCGATGCTTCCTGTTGCAGGAAGCGGAGCTGGCGGTTCTTTAGCAGCAGCTGATGAGTTATATTCACTTGCAGCCGGAAATAAAGCATTTTCAAATACGCCGGAAGAACAGGGCATTTTAGCCCTTTTAAACGCATAGGAGATAAGATGTTACAATTATTAATTAAACCATTATTAGGCGTCGCTGGACAAGCGGTTTCCGGATTCATAGAAACCAAGAAAGCGAAGGCCGAGAACAAATTAACAGAAATAAAAGCTAATACTAAATTGAAGCAGCAACAGATCGCCGGCGAAGTTTCGTGGGAAGCGTCTGCTGTTGATCAAATGAAGGGGAGCTGGAAAGACGAATTCGTTTTGCTAGCCCTGATGATCCCCG